GGTCTACTTCGACGATGAAAACGCCGCTGCCACCAGCAGCAAACCGAAGCTGGAGCAGATGGAGTTCAAGCTGAAGAAGATGACTGCGCTCGGCTACGCTTCCGAAGAGTGGATCAAGTGGTCGCCGGTTAGCCTCGGCTCGTGGCTGATCCCGAAGTTCGGGGAAGCTATCGGGTTCAAGGAAGACCTGTGCTTCCTCGGCGGTCCCGGCGGCGCGCAGCCTCTCGGCATTCGGAACGCGCCCTGCAAAGTCCAGATCGCTTTCGAGGACGCGCAGGACGCGAGCACCTTCGTACTGGAGAACAGCACCAAGATGTTCGCCAGACTGAAGGTCAAGAAGGCCGGGTCGGTCGCATGGATAATGAACCAGACTGTCTTCCCACAGCTGCCGTTGTTCAACGTGGCGGTTAGCGCGGGCGGTTCAGCCGTGTTTACGAACTCGGTGATCGGCGCTCCCGGTCAGGCGCTCTGGGGTTATCCCATCGTCTGGACGGAGAAGGTCCCGGCGCTCGGAACGGCAGGTTGCGTGATGCTGGTTGATTTCTCGGACTACACCATCGCTGACGATCAGGGTGGGCCGGAGATCGCGCAGAGCATCCATCTGAAGTTCGACTACGGCCAGACCGCATTCCGGCTGACGAAGTACATTGATGGCCAGAACGAGTCCGCAACGGCAATCACGCCTGCCTATGGCGACACCCTGACGCCCGTGGTCGAGTTCAAAGCGACGGCGTAAAACAGAAAGAAACAGCAAGTAAGTGAGCCAGTCATGGACGACGCAATTAGGCGTGGTAGATGAAATGGTAACTGAAAGCAAAAGGAGAGATACGATGAGACTCACAGAATGCACGAAGGTCGTCATGCGCGACCCGATGAAAACTGGTGCGCTCGATACGGCGACCAAGTCCGTGAACATGGCCAAGTATGCCAAGTGCCGGATCATGCTGTTCATCACGACGAGTGGTGCGGCAGGCGACGGCACGGTCACCCTTAAGCAGGGCACGACTACGACCGCTAGTACGGCGCTGGCCTTCAGCGAGTACTGGAAGTGCGAGACGATCACTGGTGACACGGCGGCTAATGATGCTTTGACTCGCGTCGAGGCATCCACGCTGACCACCGCTGGCGCAAGCACGGCCACGTCGCTCTACATATTCGAGGTCCGGGCAGACATGCTGGACACGGATACGTTTAAGAGCGAGAACCAGTACATCCGGCTGGACTGCACGGCGGTCACGAACTGCACTCACATCGCCTGCATTTACGAGCTGTACGAGCCTCGTTATGCTCGCGGTGCCGAGAATATGCCCTCGGTGAACACCTAACGGAAACAATCTCGACGGGTGGGTTAGGACAGAACCTAGCCCGCCCTGAGGGACTTGGAGGAAAGACAGAATGAAAAGAATTATGATAATCACGGCGATGCTTGCCGCGATCAGCCTTTCCTTGCAGGCTGAGCCGAAAGTGGAGATGAAGACCTCCGGTCCCAGCGGGCAGGGCGATGTGATCTGGTGGGCACCGGCTACAGGCGTGACGAACTTGGCCATGGGTACTGGCGGTCTGTACAATGTTACCCTTGACTCGGCGTATCCCATCACTGGGACGGGCCTCTTGCCTGGAAACCTTACGTTGGCGAACACCTATATGATCGTTGGAAATGCCAGCGGTATAGGTGCGGCGGCGACTCCGGCGGCAATTCGTACAAATCTGTCTCTTGTGGTTGGGACAGACGTGCAAGCCTATGATGCAGACCTTGACACCTGGGCTACCGTTACTCCATCAGCCAATGGTAAAACTCTTGTCGCTTTGGCAAACTACGCCGCGATGAGGACGAACCTGAGTTTGGTGGTCGGCACCGATGTACAGGCGTACGATGCAGACTTGGATGCGGTTTCTGATCGCAACTTGGTTAATATGACTAATCTTGCGGCGGCGGCAATTGTTGGTGTGGTTGATGAAGCCAACGGCGGTGCTGGTTCTGTAAGTGGTATTCTGAAAGCCGACGGTGCTGGTCTTGTGTCGGCGGCCTCTGCTGGCACGGACTATCTTGCTCCGAACACAGTCTGGGGATATCCCGGTCTGGCTACAGTGACGAACCTGTTGGAAAACGCAGTGACGATCACTGCCAAAGATACGGCAGGGGCGACATTGGCCGGATACCGGCTCTTCCATGTCTGGGTCAGCGATTCCGACAAGGGAGCAGCCACGACCAACAATATCGAAACCTTGGTGCTATCAACCGGAACGGCGATCAGCACGGTAACGGCTAATGCTGATTACTGGTATTGTTCAGCGGCGGCTGGCACGGCGGTGGCAACGGTTACGGCGACTGCGGCTGGGACAAACTACCTGATGGTGGCCGATGGTTCGTCCATCAGTTCCATCGCGCTTGTCGAAACCGAATAGAGTTAAACTCAATGGGGCACTCGGCAATTCGGCCAGTGCCCCGGCGAGGAAGGAGATTCATGCAAAAGATTTTATGCTTTGTGATTGCGGGGCTGGCAGGTCTCGTCCTCGCTGAAGGAACGGTGGTTGAGACCAAGACTTCGTTCGGGCCTGTGGTGAAGTACCAGCTTGCTTGGACGGCGTCCACGAACGGGATCGTCAGCAACGCGACCACGTTCGCCGTGCGCGGGTCACTCCTGCGCGTGACTTTTACTGGCGCTGGCACGGGTGCGACATACACGGCCACGCTGTCTGACAGCTATTCCGTGGACGTGCTGGCCGGGATGGGCAAGGGGATCGCGTCAAACACCACGACCACGGTTTGTCCGGGGTTGCCCGTGTCAGGTGGTTCGGTGACGAGTTCAATTCCGTTTGCGGTCAACGACATCGTCACGCTAAAGATTCTTGACGCTGGCGACAGCAAAACTGGTTCGGTGGTCCTGTTCGTTGAATAAGGAGGTTGATATGGCAAGGCGAGAAGTAAGGCGCGAAGCAGTTCCCGTTGTGGAGTCCCCGGCGGTGTCTTGTCCGGAGCCTGTGCAGGTTCCCGCACCTGTGGTAGAAGGCGGGAATATGATTTCTGCTAAAGCTCCGTCGGTGGTGATCATTCGGATTCTGAAGGGCGTCTGCATCTTTCAGGATCGGTGCAAGACCCGCCGTATTCCGATTGACTCGACGAAGCCGGTGAAAATACAGATCACGCAATGATGACTGGCCCAACAGCGCATAAAATGATGACATGCTCAAACGAGATTAAAACGAGGCAAGGCTCGTTCAAGACTCGGGGGAGTATAAGGCCATGGGTCCGCCCTTTTCAACGTGTCCTACTGCGATTTAGACGGTATTTTCAACGCATTAGGGGGAAAGTATGAGCGCATCTCTAACGACAGCGACCCGATTCAAGGCTTACGCCGGGATTACGGGCACCGATCAGGATGCGTTGATCGCCGCGCTGATCCCGCAGATATCCGAACAGGTCATTGCGCACCTCAAGCGGGACGTGGCAGTCGCCACTTACAAAAGCTGGGTGAACGGCTCGGGCAGTCCGATCTTGCGACTGGCACAATGGCCGATCTTGGCGATCTATCAGGTCAGCCTTTCCACGATGGCGGTGGGGCACATTCAAAACTCGTCCGCGTCTATCAAGCGGGCGAGCGTTTCGTTCGACGGGACGAACCTGTCGCTGATGTCCGTTGACAATACAGGCACAGAAACGCTGACCGATCTCCCAGTGGCGACATCCAAGACCCTGTCCGCGCTGAAGACCGCCATCGAAGCGGTGTCCGGGTGGGAAGTGACGCTGAACAGTACCGACTACGCGATGGAGCCGTCCAGTATGCTGCGCCCCATATTTTCAGCCCCGGCAGCAGATGGCGATACTGCGGATTTAGTTCTCCCGGACTCGCAGGAGGCGGTGAAGCTGATCGCGGAGGATTTGATTGAACTAATACACCCGATCTCCTTTTCAAGCGCGGGGTCTATTATTCAGGGATTTGCAAATGTGCCGGGGATTGGAGAGGGATTCCCCACTGGTTCGGCGAATGTCTTCGTATGGTACAAGGCCGGGTACACGCTGCCGTCCGACGCGAGCGGGGAGACTCCTGCCTCAGACGGGACATTGCCTCCGGGCTTGGCTTTGATTGTTCACCAGATCATGCAGGATGTCCTGTCCAGCACGAAATTAAACTCGAACTTGCAAAGCGAGAGCATCGGCGGATACTCCTACTCCTTGCGGAGCGATTCGCAGGGCGCGGTTGCGTCCGCAGTCAGGAATCGGGCGCGGGACTTGGACGCATACATGAAGGTCACGTTGTGAAAATCCTCTGGCACAGCGTAAAACCTACCATCGGCTCCGGCTATGGAACGCAGACGGCCATGTGGGCACCTGCGCTGAAGGCCGCTGGCCACGATGTTTCCATATCCTGCTCGGTCGGGCTGTTTTCAAGTGTAGAGATGTGGAACGGGATAAAGTTATATCCACACAGCAACTATGCTGGGAACTACGGCGCGGATATTGTCGCGGAACACGCAAAGCACGCCGATGCGGCCATCGTGTGGAGCTGGCTCGATGCCTTTGTCCTTCGGCCTGACGAGTGCAAAAAGGCGAACTGGGTCGCGTGGGCACCGATAGATAGCGATCCGCTCATGGTGCGGAACGTCGAGCCGTTGAAGGCCTGCCGGTTCGTGGTGGCCCCGACCCTATTTGGACAACGGGTGATCCAGGAAGCGGGTATTCCAAACGTGATGTATGTGCCGTGCGCTTTTGATCCGAACGTCTATTTCCAAAGTAAGGAAGATCGGAGCGCGCTTCGGGAGCGGTTCGGTAAGCTGATCAACCGGGACTTGTCCGGCAAGTTCCTTGTCAATGTGGTGGCGGCCAACAGTGGCAAGCGCAAGAACTTCCCGGCCATATTTGAGGCCTGGAAGATGTTTTACGCAAAACATCCTGACGCGATTCTTTACTTGCACACCGAGATCACAGGTAAGTGGGCGGACGGTGAGAACCTGGCCGAGCTGATGCAACTCTATGGGATTGACGACAACTCGGTGCTGTTCGTTTCTCAGTACCACTACAACACCGGCCAGATCGGGAGCGACTACCTGAACCTGCTTTACAACACCAGCGACGTTCACCTAAACACCTGCGTGGGCGAGGGATTTGGGTTACCGATCATGGACGCGCAGGCATGCGGGTGTCCGACGATCGTGCCGGATTTTGCGGGCGCGGGAGAGATCGGATTTGGGTTGAAGATCACCAAGGGCATGAAGTACCCGCTGGTGCCGGGTGGGTTGCAGTTTATGGTTGAACCTCGCTATGTCGCGGACGCTTTGGAGCAGGCGTACTACAACTACAGGCACAACCCCGGAATGCGGGTCACCACGGCGGAGCAGGCACTGGACTACTCGCTGGACGCCGTTATGGAACGGTACATGCTGCCCGTGCTTGATCAGATAGAGGGAGTAATCGCGCCATGAGCTTTACCGCGCTCCTCAACAACCAGATGAACGTCATGCTTTCCAGTATGTCCATTACTCCGTATGGCGGGCAGAATCCCGTGCTGTCCACGGTTTACAGCGGCCAGCCGTGCCGGATAGTTCAGCTGTCCTTGAACGAGCGGAGTATTCTGGACCGGCAAGGGGTGGAAGCCTCGCATAAGGTTTTCTGCGAAGCCAATCTTGCAATACTCGCTTCGCACCAGATTGTCATTCGGGGGCTGACCTATCAGGTGGTGGGCTACAATGTTTTGGATGGGGCGTTGTCCGCACACCATCAGGAGATTATCACGCAGAGGCTGGCGTCAGTATGAGTGCGATCATTTGGCTTGCAAAAAAGTATCTCGCGGAGCAGTCCAAGATTCTGTCAATAAATCTGGATAAAGCGGCGGTGCTGTTGCAGGCAGATATAGTGAAGCATTTCGGAAGTCCGCCTAAATACCCAATCGTAAAGTTACGGGTCAAGAACTTCGGGGGAAAGGGCACGCATATAATGACGGAGAAAAGATGGCGGGAAACGCATCATTCCAAACCGGGCGATCCGCCATTTATCCAACTGGGACATCTGAAGCGGAGCATAGGATGGCAAAGGGATGGCGACATTCGATTGGTGGGCAGTTCGCTGAAGCCCGATGATGTTCTGCCCGACGGAAGACCCGCTGGAAATGGAAAGCATAGCTATGCGTGGTATCTGGAGTATGGAACGACCAAGATGGCGGCACGACCTTATCTTCGCCCGGCGTTCCAGCGGATGCTGCCGCGCTTGAAAAGCATTATGATGGGAAAATGAGCGTGGACGAAATTCTTAAAGCAATCATCGCAAGGTATCAGGGATCAGAAGGCGCGTCGCTTCGTTCGGCTACGCCCGGTGGAATGTGGTTGAGCGAAGCCCCGGCTGGCGATATGGCAAGCACCTTCATCGTGCTGACCCCACTTTCAATGGTAATGTCCGGCGTGCTTAATTCGACAGCGGAGACTGGCGACGGCTCGATTCAGTTCAGCGTGATGAATGCAACCGAGGGTTCCGACTCGCTGGTGGTGACTGCGGCGGTTGCCCTGCGCCCGGTCTATCACGACGTGCTCTTGACGCTCGGCACGGGGTCCAGGATGCTGATGTCGAAGTTCACGCGAGAGGATGGCCCGACACGCGATCCTGACAGCGGCGGGTATATGTTTACTCGGGAATTGCAATTCATTTACGGGCGATAACCAACAATAGGAGGGAATGAACATGGCAGCGACAACGGCGATTGCAGGGTACGGCGGGAGCATAGCTGGTCCCGGTGGGTTTACCGAGGTGACGCAATGGAAATTAACTGTCTCCACGGACAAGCTCGACGGGACGAACATGAGTTCCTTGCAGTACAAGGAATACATCGGCGGTTTGAGTGGTGCTGAAGGATCGGCCACCTGTCAGGGCACGGCGATCCCGGCGCGGGGCGTTTTGTCCGCAGCTACGTTGAAGACCAAGGCCACGGACGGGGCAACGATCTCTGGTTCGATTCTCGTTGACAAAGTAGATGTCAATGTGCCGGTTGACGGCAAGGTGACATACGATGTGAGCTTCGCGTTTTCGGGCAGCGTGACAATAGCATAAAGGGAGGGAACGAACATGGCAGCGACAACGGCGATTGCAGGGTACGGCGGCTCACTTACCGGCCCCACGGGGATTGTGGAAGTGACGCAATGGAAAGGTTCGATCAGCACGGACAAGCTCGACGTAACAAACATGGGCTCGGGCGGCTGGAAGGAATACATCGCTGGCCTGATCGGGATGGACGGCTCCTGCACCTGTCAGGGCACGGCGATCCCGGCGCGGGGACTGTCCGCGATGTCATTGGAATCGAATGGCGGTCCGACTTTTTCCGGGTCGGTGTTTGTGGACAAGGTGGATGTGAATGTCCCGGTTGACGGCAAGGTGACATACGATGTGAGCTTTTCATTCACCGGCTCGATAGCGGTGGGATAAAGGAGAATTATGGAAACGATCAGCGATCTCACAAACCAGCCGATTCTAGTTTCGCTTTCGAACAAGCAGCACAAATTCCGGCAATTGACGATAGCGGAGCTGTTCGGGCGGTTCGAGGCAGAGGTGAAAAACGACTGGGCCGCTCGCGTTCACGATCTGGCGAAGGGCTGCAAAACTTCGGAGGATCAGGTGCGGTTTCTCGCATATTCCGCCGCGCACCCGTTGTCTTCAGAGGAGATCGTCGGACTCGTCAGGGAAAAGCTGGGTTCGGCGTCGGGGATCAATCTCCTCTTGTCCATGTCCCATATCCTGGAAGGGGTGGACGATTTATTGCCGAGCGGGACTGAACTACTGGCCAGCCCGGAAGATCAAGCGACGATTCGAGTTTTGCTTTCTCGCCTGACCGGAACTGACTCGCAGGAGAAAAGCGCGGCAGGCCCAAAACCACGATAGATTGGGGGATCGTGCTGGGAGATATAGCGGGGTTCACGGGATGGACATTTCAGCAGATCGGACAGTTGACCGTTGCGCAGGTGCGCGTGGTACTTGGCGCGATGAATCGCAGAAGGAAAGAGCAAATCGAAATGTGGGGTGGCACGGTTTCGGAAAATCCGCGCAAGGCGATTGAACAGCCGGACGAAGAGAATGAAGCGATGCGAGGAATAGAACGCAAATTGCAAATGTTGAAAGCGCAAACAGGCAAGACGAAGTTTGACTTGCGTGAGGTAATTTGAGATGGCCAGAGAAGAAAGTTTAGGCGATGCAATCGTTCGGATCGGGGCAGACCTCGGGCCGTTGATCCAGCAGCTCGCCAGTGCGCATGAGAAGATTGTTGGGTTTGTGCAGGCGACTGCTATCGGGGCAGTCATAGCCGCGCCGTTTGTTCTGGCCGGATCCGTGATCCGCAAGGCGTTGTCGAGCTGGATAGACGAGGAAGCCGGAATCTCCCGAATGAATTCCATGCTCACCGCAATGGGCATGAACGCGGAAGTCACCAGTGGGAAGATTGAAAAACTCGCCAAATCCATTTCCATGTCCACGGCAACAACCGATCGTCAAGTCCGCAGC